TAAGAAGATTAAGAGCTAACGCTCCCGATTCGGGAAGAAACATTGTTCTCACCTGGGAAGACCGAGGAAACCCCATGAGAGACAGCGCAGGAAACATAATTTATACTGATGTTCTCGGTCAAAATGGATTACCACTACCTCTGTATCCCGAGTTTTCTGTACCCGTTCAGATCCCCTATAACATACCTGCGACAACCGCAGACAGATCCGCCATAATTACATCCCGGAAAGATCAAGCTTTGGAAATTGCAAAGATACAGGCACAGAAGAGAGCCAATGATGCAGCCGATAAATCAATCCTGAGATCACTGATTACAACGCTTAATACCACACTCGGCATTGATTTTGAGGGCGAAGTATCCATTACTGAGGGCTGAAAAATGATTAGAAAGTTAGTTTTATTGTTTTTGGTTTTGATGCTGAGTGCCGGTTGTGCACAGGCTACTGATTATTATGTATCTCCAACTGGAACAGGCGACGGGCTGACGGTTGAAACAGCCGGTGATCCTTCTACTCTTGACGGTGCGCTATATCCCGGTGACGTGATGTACTTCCTGAACGGTACATATGAAAACAAAGGTGTTATATTTTTAACGCATTCTGGTAATGCAACTCATCCAATCACTCTAACAGCATATGAAGGAAGTCCACTCTTGAACCACTCCACAATTTCGAGTGGCACATACGCGATAAACATTAATTCTAATAACTATATCACAATTTCAAATCTGTCATTCAATGGGTATTATTCTCATATTGTCGGTCCAGGATCTTATATCACAATCCAAAATTGCCGCAGTTCAAACAATGGTGGAGGTTCTGCAATATTCGTTTCCAATATCAACGGAACTGATAATATAATCGAAAACTGTTATTTCTCAAATTCAGGTTGGAATTCGATTCAGGTGCAGGGTGGCGCAGTATATCCCGCGGAGAGAATTATAGTTAGAAATAATACAATCGAGAATAATAATGTACATGCTGCAATTGATCTGTTCAAGCATGTTAACAATGTCACAATTGAAAATAATACAATTATTGGGTGTAATATTCCAGGGTCTAATATTTATTCGCATGATGGAACGTCTGTTCAGGGATATCTAACTATCAAAAATAATATAATTCGTGATAGTAATTACGAAGGAATGTATCTCAAATGTAAAAACAATAATTCCATCATTGATAATAATACATTTATAAATATCTCAAATAAGGCTATAGATCTCGAAATTCTCTCAAATGTTACTATAAGTAATAATAAATATTACACTGTTAATTATCCGTTCAGAATTATAACCTGTGATAATATACTTCTCGAAAACGAGTATATAGATCCTTCATGTCATCCATCTGGTGATTTTGGATGGATATATTTCTTAGGTGGGTCTTCTCCGCTTTCTATATATGGTCATACCGGATATCTTGATCTAAGCCTCAATAGTGCGCTCAATCCGGTTACATATGGGTACAGAAATGGGAGAGTGTTCACAGTTTCAGCATACGGGACTCCGACAATTAATTCAACTGTATATACCTCATCCGGGAGTGCACTTGATGTAAAAACAAGTGCAGGTGTCTCAGGTGGTTTAAATACACTCGCCCTCTATAATTATTCCGCAAAACCTGCTGTACAAAATGCGACAATAACACCAAGCGCACCGGTGGGCTCCGAACTCCTCAATTTTACAGCAGAATCAACAAATGGAAACGCTGTCACGTTCACAGCATGGTCACTTACTCCAGGTTATCAATACAGAATCAAAGAGGACGGAGTAGAAAAATCAACACAGTTAGCAAATGAAACCGGTCAAATATCCTGGGTAAACAGTGAATGGTCTTCCCACGTGTACACAGTCGAAGAAACGGGATTAAGATTGCCAGTTGCAGCTTTCACCGCAAATGAAACGGATGGAACGGCTCCTATCGATATTCAGTTTACTGATAATTCTACGCAGTCACCGACATCATGGGCTTGGGATTTCGATGGAGATTCTGAAATAGATTCCACAGAACAGAATCCCGTTTGGACATATGACACAGACGGAAATTATACGGTCAGTCTCACGGTTACAAATGCTCTAGGTAGCGATACAGAAACCAAAACTGGGTATATCAAACTGACAAACCCGTATGTAGCCCCAGCAATAACTCTGATAGCATTGGCAGCTGTTCTGTTTATGCGTGCTCGCAGGAGATGGTAAAATGTTAACAGGCGAATGTTTTGCAGGCGAGGACGCAGAAGTCCTTGCTGAAGCTATCCACGTAGATGAAAACGGCGATCCTACCGGAGAAGATGAAGACACAATCCAAGATCTTGCAGTCTGGGTAAAACAGTACAAACAGACCGAGACACAGGCAACCGGAGCGACGGCAGTATGGAACAGCAACATGGGACAGTATCTAATTACTATCCCTGCTGCCTATGTTCCTGCGTCTGGGATTTTTGATATCTGCGTGAAAGGTTCTGATATCTGGGACATCCTGATCAGATTGCAGGTCAACACGGCTGACTCTGTTTTGTCATCTCTCTCAACATCAACAGAACTCGGAAACGTAGGCGCAAATGTTGTAGCAATCAGAGCGATTACTGATCTCCTTACACTGGCAGCAATCAACGCAGAAGTCGATACTGCAATATCAGATGCAGCGCTAGCGACCGCATCTGGACTATCAGCAGTTGGCAGTAATGTAGACTTGATAAAAGCTAAGACTGATCTATTGACGCTCGCAGCTATCAAAACACAAGCTACCGGAGCATTAACAGATTTCGATACAGCAACGCCGATCATGAAAACCTCTGAACTTGCTACAATCACAGGAGGAGGAACCGCAACCTTGGATTCCCTGGAAACTGATATCTCAGAAATTTCAATCACTGGAACGAGTGCAGTAAAAGTAGTGCATCCAGATTATTATTCTTTTGATGCTTCCGAGAAAACAATCACTCTATCAAGTCCGTATAATACCGTGACAGTCGAACAGGTTCTGAGAATCAAGGATCTCACTACAAATTATATAATTTATGACTGTGAAGATTCAAAATATGATGATATCCCGGTTTCCATCGTGGACGGCGTACTGACCTACACAGCACCAGCAAGAGACGCGGCTGACACTGATATCCTGCAGATCACTGTTAATATGGTGTGAACATGACACTTGCCGATATTATCGAGCTATACTCAGAGTACAGAGTAGGAGCATTGGCAACCGATGATATCACGGATGCTCAATTAGCCACTCTAAAAACAAACGCGGAGGCTCGCTTAGATAGAATCATAGGATCTAGGAGTTTTACAACAGGAGAATATGAAGAACTCACTGCATTTATTGTGTGTGATATTCTTGAGAATAGACATGGCAAAGGGACAATCATCTCCGAAAGTGTGAAAGATGCTTCCTGGAAGTCGCAGGTTAAAACCTCTTCGTCCTGGCTTGATAGAGTTTATGCTGCTCTTTCTGAGTATGACTCTGAGCATGCTGAGATTGCAGATCTCTCATCCGTCGCTGATATAGATGGAGTACGGAGAACTGATTCTTATGTTCCTGAGATCATGCACGGGTATTCTGACGAGTATGAGGGTGTGTAATGAAATTTCCCGACACTGTTACAGTTTATACGTTTGCATCTAAAAATGCTTCTCACGAGGTTTCCTATGGGACTTCACGTTCTCAGAAGTGCAAATATACAGAACTTGTGGAAGTTACCACTGAAGGAGATAATACAATAGTTTCAGCTTGGCTTGCTCTGCCTCCTGGAACTTCGATCTCGGCTGAAGATAAAATAGTGCTTGCAGACGGGACTAATCCGGCTATATCTTCCATACGGAGAATAGAGCGACCTACGCGAAAAAAAGAAGAATATGTCAGGGTCATTCTAGGAAAACCGGAAGCGAGGGCTGACTTATGACGGCTGCAACCTGTATAGCTAATCTTGTCATGACTGCAAACCGAATTGATAAAGACGCAAGAGCAGCAGCCAAAGAAACAGCAGATGAAGTTATGCAGGAATCAAAAAAGAAGCACTGCCCGGTGGATACAGGAGAACTGAAAGAATCAGGCAAAGTAGAAGTCGTTAAGAATTCATTAACAGAATTTCACGCGAGACTATCATACTCTACTCCGTATGCGATTTATGTTCATGAGATCCCATACCATCACACGCATGGCTCATGGAAATATCTTTCAATTCCCTTTAATAAAGCTTCATCAACTTTCTTACAGAGAATAGCCGGAAAGGTGAGCCTGTGACGATTGAAACTTATCTTTCAGATCTCGGTACATACCTACAAACAGCCGGAATAGGAACGGTAAATACTGATATCCATTTTCACGGTTTAGCCTCGAATGCTACAAATGATATTACTCTAACACCGTTTCCCGGATTTGAATATAACAAAATTGTATCAGGCGAGGTAAACCCATACTCTCCAAATCTGAGCATCATAGTGAGGAACACAAGCAGCGCGGCAGCACACACAAAAGCAACTGCGATATACAAACTTTTGAGGGATGTTTCTAATAGAACCATCGGCTCTA